GTCAATAGTGGATTGCAAGGCCTTGTTCAGGTTGTTACAAACCCGCTCCCATTCTTTGAGTGTCTTTGGCTTAGTCATCCCATGGATCCTTCATCTTGGTGGCTGGAACTTGCTCTTTCTTGTTGGTATCAATCTTGAGGCCAACCTTGCGCTTGCCGTCTTTGTCCTTGCTCAACCAGCCGCCAAGCTTGATCACAACATGATCTGATTCGGCGGTGGCTATAAGCTCCTTCATAAGCTCAAGCTCGATCTTGAGGTCACCCTTTAGGTCTGGGTGGGCCTCGCTTTTCTTGTAGTCGTTGGTCCACAATGTGCCGCGATTTGGATAGTCCATGGTTTACTCCTTAGTAAAAGACTGTTTTTCTTTTTTAAATAAATCCAGCAGCTCATCGTGCTGGTCTGGGTACTCTGCTTTGAGTTTGTCAAAGAGGGCGCGGTTAACTCGATAGATGTTTTGAACATCCTCGGCCGACTTCGTTAGCTCAAGGCAAATCTTGGCAGCGTCCATGATCAGGTCAATCCAAGTCTCTTCTGTACTCTCGATAACCTTGATCTCCCACTGGACCATATCGTTCTTGAATGGCGGGGGGATAGGCAGCGGCTTTTGCTTTGGCTTTTTCTCTGGCTCAGGCTCGGGCTTAGGTTCTGGCTTTGGCTCTGGCTTCTTAGGCTGCTCTTTGACTGGTTCGCTGGCGTCCAGTATGTCGTGCTCGACGATCTCCATGGCGGTCATCCAAAGGTAACGGCGTTGGTAAGTCTCAACAGCGCCCAGATTTTGTATTGGGTGCGTGCCTTTGAGGTTTGCCTCTGCCATCGGGCTGGTGATCACGATCACTGTGCCGTCGTCTACATCTGTGATGCACAGCTGGGCATACTCTATGTTGTAGGAGATCACGCCGCACAATCCAATCCTGTTAAAGATATCTTGGATGTGGGGCAAGAAGTCACCCAGCTCAAAGTAGTTGTAACCGGCAAATTTGTTGTGGCCGGACTTCTTGAGCTCGATACCTTGGAGCGCTACTCGCGCTGCCATGAGCTTTTTATGTACTGTCATTCTTTTCTTTCTGTTAAACCGCGTTGATATTCCTCGTCCAAACGCTTTGAGAACATCTGCGAGACTATGTGGAAGAAATTAATGGCACTCTCTTCAGCGTTACCATCAAACGTCATTACCCACCCATTGAAGTCCAGCTTGCCGATAAGCTCACCCTCGGGGTTGTGGAACTTCATAGAGTAGTCGGGTTTCATTGGCCGGATCTGCATCAGAATGGCAGCTCATCAATGCGTGGACGACCAGCGCGCTTTTTAGGTGTGCCGTCTTTCTTGTAGCCAAAAGGGGCTTTTCGGAGTTCTTTTTCAAACGACGCAATCAAATCACGCTTTTGTTGGTCTGGAATAACCTTGGCTTCGATAGCTTCTTTTACAACTTCTGTCGGGGTTGCCTGAGCTTTTTCAATAGCTTGACGCGCTTGCTTGATATCGCGAACTTGCATTTCCAAATTGCTAATCAAAGACATGGTGCGTAGTTTGATTGCTTCGATGATGAAAGGCAGATCTTCCGACTGTATGGTTAGGTTAAAGTTCATTCTGATTCCTTTAAATAATCTTGATATTGACTGCAAAACTTGTTGACAGAGCAGAAGTTAGAGCAACGCGTTCTTTCGCCCTGTCTTACTTCTATCTCGTAGTCCTTTCCGTACTCAGTCACTTTTGCCTTTGCCTCTTCTTCAGAGGTGCAGACATTCCTCGCCTTAATTCCGCCAATCTTTTTAACCGCGTAGGTCGTTGGCTTTTCCCACATCTGCTCAGGCGTACAGTGTGGTAACTCTTCCCCTGTCTCTGATTCAAACAAGGCGTTGGAGTGTTCTGTTATTCGTTGCTGAATGAATTGCTCGCGCTGCTCAAACGGCCACAGATTGATCGGTATGACCTTGATTGGGGCGTCTGGGTAGTTCTGCTTGACAGCTGCATCACGGCGGCTCCAATCGCGGATTACGGCCACGATCTCCAGCTTGGTAACTGGGACCTGTTTAACCTTCTCAACCAGCCATGCGTAGATGTTGAGCTGGTACTCCCAGTCAATCTTCTCATTCATAACCGACCAAGCGGCACAGGTCTTGTAGTCGTTAATGGTGATAGAGCCGTCTTCGTTGACGATCTGTAAGTCGATGGCGCCCGAGATATTCCAGCCATCTAGGGAGGTGCTGATGCGCTCTTCTACTAGGTGGTTATCGTCTTTGCCGTGCTCGAGGACGCCGTGGATCGCTGTGCCAAAGATAGACCAGACCATCTCTGTTACGTCTGTCTCGATCTGCTCTTCGTGCTTCTTACGCAAGAGCACAATACGCGGGCTGTTGATGATCTCTGTGGCTGAGAGGTGTGCTCTGCCCTTAGAGTAGGTAGGACGCTTCATGATGTTCACAAAGGTCTGCGGTAGGTTGAACTTGTTCGTGATGATCACGATTTGCTCCTTTAATGTAGAATGGCAACACATTGTACCCATGTTCTTTCATGTCTTGCAAGTTTTTTTAATTAACAAGGAAAAGTATGAGAAAAATCGGCATCGATCCTGGGGTTTCTGGGGCTATCGTGGTTCTCTACAACGGCCAGCCGGCGGAGTCTTATCGAATGCCGATCATGAAGATTGGCTCAACCAGCAGAGTAAATGCAAGCGCGCTGGCTGCCATGATCAGGCCTTATTCAAGTAGTTATGTACCTGTTGAGGTTTATGTAGAAAACGTAGCGGCACGACCGGGGCAGGGGGTAAGTTCCATGTTCAGCTTCGGGCATTCGTGTGGGGTAATTGCTGGCGTACTGGGTGCGCTCGAGATGCCAGTGTCACTTGTGACACCCCAAGCTTGGAAGAAGCGGGCTGGCCTGATCGGTACAGACAAAGATGCATCTAGATCGCGCGCTATACAGATGTGGCCAGAGTGGCGTGAGCTAGACAAAAAGGGCGCCGGTCAAGCTCTTGCTGATGCAGCTCTGATCGCTTATTACGGTGTAGAATAAATTTCCGGTGATCGCAGTTGCCGGTTTCATGCTTTCCTTTAATGGCTTGTGGGGGTCTACGGATCCCCACTTTTTTCTGTTAACACGCATGGGGATTGAGCGTTTTAATGCTGGCTCTTGTCGTCCAGCCTTGCAGTCTCCAGCCGTGTTGGTAGTGCGTAATGCGGGTTAGCGCCGTAGTACAAAATGTGTTGTGCAAATTCAAAAATACACTGCTTTATGTGAGCGCGCTGCCAACTCCCCCAAATTAGGAAAAGCCATGCTTAAAAAAGGCGATATCGTAGAGTTAAAAGTTCCGTTAATGTTTAGCGGATACAAGGGCAAAGCCGTAGTAGCTGAGAACCAATGGACAGAAAGCGTCCGTCTGCATAAGGTAGATGATGAAGAATTTAGATTCTCGGCTATGCGCCATGAGGTTTCTAAAAACCGGCAGTAAGTACTTTTTGCCTTTACAAAAGTAAAAATAAATGGGGTATTGACACCGCCCAAAATAGTGTGTGTATAATCCGATCCGTTGGACCTGAGAAACCCAGCTGTTAGAAAACCGTTACGCATGACCCTGGCCCCCATTGGGGCGTCACCTCCGCAAGAGGTGGTTTCTCAGCGGGGTCAGTCGTAGCGGTTTTTTTTCGTCTAAGTTTTTCATGCCAACCGTACTCCGCACGTTAGTAAGAGCCTGTATGGGCTGCGCGGAAGAGAACACGGAACCTCGGCGTGACCCGCGCCTCTGAGTAGAGAAATCGAAAAGAATAAACAGCGATGTAACTTGTTACACATACCCCATGGATGCATCCAAAAATGCAAGGGAGGCGGATTGGCAGTCCGATAGTTGACTTAAAAACTCAACAATGCTCGCTGATAAAGAGCCTTGGCCCGCCTCCTTGGGGAGGGAGGGTCAACGGGTAAGGAGTTTCAGACTTGGTGATATCACAGATGACTTACAACATTTACATGAGGTGTATATGGTATATTCTGATAACGAGCTGGACGACGATGAGTATCCTACTTGTCCCGTCTGCAACGGAGAGTTAGCAACACAACCGCATTGGTCGTACTGGTTCTGCGACACATGTGGCCACAAAGAAACTATTGAAAGGAGCGAACCATGACACAAGCATTTCCACTTCAGGGTAACGATGAATACGAGGGCCAAGACGGCATGACACTGCGTGATTACTTTGCAGCCAAAGCTATGCAAGGTATGTTGTCTGAAAACTCAGGCATTAGGTATCCCAATGAAGAACTTGCACAGTTTGCTTACGCAGTTGCAGACGCAATGATGAAAGCGAGGGAAGCATGACACCAGAAGACGAAGAGTTCAACCGCATAGAGATGGAGTCTCGCATAAAGCAAGAGTACATCAGGGCTATGCGTAAGACCACACGGGAGGAAAAGATAAGCAATCCCGCCGTGTATGAAGTGCCAGCAAACAACCGAATGATTGCATCGCATCAAGACCATGTGCGTAGGCTGATGGAAGAACTAGCAATCGCTAGGGTATGTATACGCGAGTTGGGTGACCGACTGGCTAAGTTGGAGAAGAACACATGACTGACTT